ATCAGGATAAAGGAAGTACACCCGTCCTATCGTGGATGAGAGATAAATTTGGAGTTAATAGACTCCGTGAAAAACTAATTATGGAGTATATTAATTAATTATGCCAAAACGAAAGTACCAAGATGTTGAAAAACTCTTAGAACAAAATCCGGGGATGACCATTGCAGAAGCAGGGAGAAAGCTTGGGTATAAACAAGAGCTTCAAAACAAAGGACAAGGCAGGGTTGGTTTAAGAAACAGACAAGTTGATCAGAAACGTGCCAAGGCTGAATCTATGCAAAGAGGTGAAGCAACACGTTACAAACCACCTAAAGTTTCTGGTTTTGACCAACATCACAAACGAATGATTATGCTATACAGACCTTTATATGAAGGTTTGTCTGATGCAGATGCTTTGGAGTTGTCAAAATATGCAGCAGCACAGGGTATGCCGTTAGGTGATGTTGAAGGTAATTATGAGCTTTTAAGTACGGGGCGAGGTGGTCAGCACGACCAAATTCACCGTTACATGGAACAGCAGGGAATGAGACCTAGAGACATGCCCGACTTTTCTAAAGCTGACTTAGATAATCGTAAAAAAGCATTCGATGTTCTGTACAAAGATTTTATCCAAGCAGACATTGATAAAAAGACTTCTTTACTGCTAAAAGGCGGTGGTGTAAGATTTAAAGCTGCTGGTATGGGAGCCCTTGCTGGTTTTGTTACCAGTGAAGAAGCTATGACAAAATTAAGGGAAGGTGATTATATGGGTGCTGCACAGTCTGCTGGTACTGAAATGGTTGTAGGTGAAGTCATTAGTCAAGGTGTACAAAAAGTACTACCTAAACTTGGTTCTATTGGCAAAGCAGTTGCACCTGTTGCACGTGCTATTGGCCCTGCTTCTTTAGTGGCTGAACCTGCTCGTATTGTTTCCCAATCTTCACCACAAAGAATGTTAGAAGCCCGTCAACGTGGCGGTCGTACGTCAGTTGGTTTTGGTAGTGTTAGATTTACATTACCAGAACTTGGTTTATCTGAGTATCTAGGTATTAACTAGAAGCCCCTACAAGCCCTCCCTACCCCCTACACGCTAGATTCTACCTATGAACACTTTAGACCTCCTTAGAGACGATTTTAAGCTATTCCTACAAGCCCTGTGGCGTGAACTAGACTTACCAAACCCTACACGTGCTCAATATGCAATTGCTGATTACCTTCAACATGGTCCAAAGCGTTTACAAATCCAAGCATTTCGGGGAGTTGGTAAGAGCTGGATTACTGGTGCTTTTGTTCTTTGGACTTTATTTAATGACGCCGAAAAGAAAATAATGATTATATCTGCTTCTAAAGAACGAGCAGATAACATGTCAATCTTCCTACAAAAATTAATCATTGAAACACCCTGGTTGGCTCATTTGCGCCCTAAATCTGATGACTCCCGTTGGAGTCGTATCTCATTTGATGTGGCTTGCTCCCCTCACCAAGCCCCTTCTGTTAAATCAGTGGGTATTACTGGTCAGCTTACCGGTAGTCGTGCTGACTTAATGATCCTGGACGACATTGAAGTACCAGGAAATAGTATGACAGAATTTATGAGGGAAAAGCTTCTACAATTATGTACTGAAGCTGAATCAATCCTTACTCCTAAACAAGATTCACGTATTATGTTCTTAGGTACACCACAGACAACCTTTACTGTCTATCGTAAGCTAGCTGAGAGAGCCTACAAGCCCTTTGTTTGGCCTGCTAGGTATCCTAGGAAGGTAACACAATACGAAGGCCTGTTAGCGCCTCAGCTAGTAGAAGATATAGATGGTGGTGCTGAACCGTGGCAAGTAACAGATGATAGGTTTGATAATGAAGACCTGATTGAACGTGAAGCTTCAATGGGTCGTAGCAACTTTATGTTGCAGTTTATGTTAGATACGAGTTTATCCGATGCTGAAAAGTTTCCTCTTAAATGCTCTGACCTTATCGTCACTAGCGTTAACCCCACTACTGCTCCCGAATCCATCGTTTGGTGCTCCGATCCCCAAAACGTTATCAAAGACCTCCCCACTGTTGGACTCCCTGGAGACTATTTCTACTCTCCAATGCAGTTACAAGGAACATGGGATCCTTACCAAGAAACAATCTGCTCTGTTGATCCGTCGGGTCGTGGCTCGGATGAAACGGCTGCAGCTTATATCTCACAACGCAACGGTTTCTTGTACTTGCACGACATGCGTGCTTACAGAGATGGGTACTCCGACAATACATTACTCGATATTCTAAAAGGTTGTAAAAAATATGGTGTTACTAAATTACTAATTGAAACAAACTTTGGTGATGGTATTGTATCTGAACTGTTTAAAAAACATATGGTACAAACTAAACAAGGTATAGACATCGAAGAAGTACGTGCTAATGTTAGAAAAGAAGACCGAATCATTGATAGTTTGGAGCCTATCCTTAACCAGCATCGTCTTATCATTGATCGTAATGTTATTGAGTGGGACTTTAAGTCCAACCCCGATAGACCTCCAGAAGAACGACTCCTTTACATGTTATTCTATCAAATGAGTCGTATGTGTCGTGAAAAAGGTGCAATCCGTCACGACGATAGAATTGATTGTCTTGCTCAAGGTGTTCAATATTATACAGATGCTCTTGGTATCTCTGCCCTTGAAGCTATTAAAGATCGTAAACGTAATGAATGGAATTCAATGCTTGAATAGTTCTTTGATGATCCTCAAGCTTCTGCTAATCATCTTGTAATGGGTATGAATTTAGAACAAAGACAACAAGCTAGAGGTAACTCTAAAAACTCTATTCCTACGTGGGTATAAATTAGGTGAGTTCGTAGGTTAAGCAATAGAACGAACCCATATTGTTTTTTATGGGCGGATGTATAGGGGGGAAGGGAAGGGTGGACCCGACTCCCCGAACGGGGAGGAATTCGAGACAAGCTCTCATTCCTCCTTTTATCTAATGAAGCGTGAGGAGGATCCAAAGACACAAAAGACAAACATCTCCCTCTTCTTCATTCTTTATAAACACCTCCTTTAATATTAATTTTTAATATTATTTAAAACATAAACTCTAACTTAAGATGAATCCCGTGAGAACTTATTAAACTACAAAGACCAAACTTTATTAATCCCACCACAACTTATACTACTGTATGCATAACGTAGAACTTGTTCACGTAACACCTGATGCTGAACAATTAATAGCTTATATGGCTAGAGTATCTAACCCAGCTAATCAAGATAATCCTGATTGTATTAAATTAATTAAATACCTTATTAAACATAATCATTGGTCCCCCTTTGAAATGGTTAATATGTGTGTACAAATAGACACAACCCGAAGTGTTGCTAGTCAAATCTTAAGACATAGATCTTTTAGTTTTCAAGAATTCAGTCAACGTTATGCTCAAGTTATTGATACACCATCTCTTCCTAACTTTCGTAGACAAGATACTTCAAATAGACAAAATAGTATTGATGATCTTAATGAATTTACTCAACAAGAGTTCCAAATACGTACTCAAGACCTATTTG